ATATTATATGATGAATATTTTGTAGATACTAAAAGAAATGTTTTAGATGAAGTAAATAGTACAATTATTTACCAAACTTTTCCTGAAGGTGATAAAAAAGGAACTTCTTCCCTAACGCAAAAGCAACAAAAAACGCAACACAATAATATAAAAAATGCCTTATTCTCACGTGGTTTTAGACGTGGGGTTAACTTTTTTTCAGTAGCTGCTGGAACTAAATTAGATAAGCTTGAAACAAATATTGAAATACTTAAAACTGATGGAGAAAAAGAGTTGTTGAAAAGAATAGCTACAGATTTAGGTTTCGCTGGAAGTGCCTTAAATGGTGAAGATAGTAATTTTAGTTCACAGCAAATGAATATTGAATTAGTTACACGTGAAGTTTTAACATGGCTTGAACAAATACAAGAAGAATATAATAAAGTTATTAATGCAAATATAATAAAAGACCCACAGTGTTATGTTCAAATGTATTATATTCCTACTACTATTGCAAATCAAGATAAATTTATTAGGTATATGAAAGAATTATATACACAAGGTCGTGGATCTCTACAAGCTTGGATTGCTGCAACTGGTTTTAATCCAGATGCTTACCTTGCATTAATGGATGAAGAACTTGAAGAAGATTTCGAGAACAAATACCCTGTTCATAGAATTTCATACACAATGAGTGGTGAACCTGGTAGACCTTCTGAAAGCAACCCCACAAATAAAAATACTATAAAATCTAAAACTAACAACAATAAACCAAGACCTTCTTAGGAAAGGAGATGTAAATGATGAGTGGAAAAATATTAGAAATTTCAAAACTTAATAAGGTAACTGGTAGAACTTATATAAAAGTAGTTATACATGAAATACATAATTCTACTGAAAAATATAATAAAAATGGTATTTCATGGAAAGAAGAATATGTGTTAAATAATATTGAATCTGCTAAAACTATGCCAATATGTGCTGAATTTTTAGATGATTATGATAAAGAAGAGCCGTTTGGACATGGTGAAAGTGGAATCAAAGATGGGCAACCAATTTTTGAATATTCTGTTGTTGTCGGTGCTTTTGAAAATGCTTATATAGATGATATTGAAGTAAATGGAAAAACAATAAGAGCATTAATTGGTGAAGGGTATATATATGAACAAAGATATCCTAAATTTGTCAAATGGCTAAAGGCTAAAATGTATGATGGTGATTTACCTGAATCATCTGTAGAAATTTGTGCAAAAGAAGGCTATGAATATATTATATATGAAGATGGATGGAAAGAAAAATGTAGAGTTCCAAAAATTTACGATTATACTGGTCATGCTATTCTTGGTATAGAACCCGCTGATGATTCAGCGGTTATTTTAGAATTAAATAAAAATAATAAAAACAAGGAGGTTAAAGGGAATATGCCTGGTAACAAAACTATAATTGAACTTAATGAAAAACTTGAAACTAAAACTAATGAAATTAATCAGTTAAAAAATGACATTAAAGAAAAAGATGTTAAAATTACTGAATTAAATTCTATAGTTGAAGAAAGAGAAAGTAAAATTAATGAGCTTAATGAAAAAATTACAACTGTAGAAGAACAACTTAAAGCAAAGGAGGGTGAATTAGAAGCTTTAAAGTCTGAGTTTAATGAATTAAAAGAATACAAAGAAAAAGTTGAAAAAGAAAAATTAATTAATGAATTAAATTCTAAATTAGAAAAATTTAATGATGATGAAAAATCTTGTGTCAAAGAAAAGGTTGAAAAGTTTAACGTTGAGCCTTCTAAAGAGTTGTTAGATGAGATTATTAATGAAATTAATGCTGAAATAGCTAAAAAAGTTTTAGAACAAAGACAAAAACAAGTTTCTGCTGAACAAAATTCTAAAATTGAAGATATTTACGGTGATATTTATGAAACTAATTCACAAGAAATCACCGAAGATGATATTTATTAAAACAAAAATATAAAATAATAAACAAGGAGGAATTTTATTATGTTTAAACCTTTAACAATAGGTTATTACAAGCAAGTAAGAAATAATCCAAGATGCAAAGCGCAATCTAATGTTTATCCAGGTATGGTTGTTGTACTTGATGAAGCTAATAAAACAGCTTCAGTACCAGCAGACGCAGCTGCCGCACAAGGCAAACCTTATATTGTTTCAAATATTATTGATAAGCCAGAAGTTGAAAACAAAGCAGATTTTGTTGTTCAAACTGGAGAGTATGTAAGAGCCGATTATTTAGCAGATGCTAATGAGTTACTTATTGAGTTAGATTATAGAGTAATTGTTACTGATTTGAGTAATGTTGCTATAGGTGATGTTTTAGTACCTGCTAATGAAACTGATAATGCAGGGAATGGTGGTAAATGGATAAAAGCTGATGGTGAAGAAATAATGGCTTCAAGCTATGCTATTAATTTAGAAGTTGTTGAGAAAACTACTTTTGGTGACAAAGGTGTTTTATGTAAAGTTGTAGTAGCTTAATAAATAATAAAAATATAAAAAAATAGGAGGTATTATAATATGTATTTTGAAAAGAATACAAGGGTTGTTAAAAAAGATTCTGATTGTTTAGTAAATCCAAAGTTAAATAAAAAATCACCTATTGTTGAAATTTTTTCAGCAATTGTTGAAGGAAAAGATGTTACCAAATATAATAAGACTGTTGATAAAGTAATGGACAAAGTAAAAGAACTTGCACAAAAAAGTATGGCAGGAGATTTTAATGCTAAAGCAGAATTTAATACTATTCAAAGATATGTTATAGAGCCACATTTAACAAAAGTTATTCAGTTGTTTAATTTTATGGGAACTTTTAAAGATATTCCTTACAATGAACAACCAAGAGTTAAAACTTACAAACATGAATCTATAAGAAGCAACTTCCAAGCTACACATGGAGATGTACCTTTTGCAGTAACTAATTGGGAAGAATATCCAATTAACACTAAAACAATTTCTAGTGGTTATGCTGTTGATTACAGAGAAGTTGCTAGTGGTAATTTAGATAAAGTTTCTGAAGGTATGGAACAAGTAAAAGTTCACATGATGAATCAAGCTATGAATTATGTAATTTATGTACTATATAGCAAAATTAAAAACGCTACTGGCGTAAAATATTATAATGAAAATGCAGGTCTTACTAAAACAGGTGTAGACGATATAATTAAAAAGATTAGAAGATTTGGTAGACCTGCATTAATGGGCGATTATGCTGTTGTTTCTCAGTTAAATGATTTTGCAGGATTTAAGGCTGACCCTACTGATACTAAAGCAGTTTTATTATCTGAGGTAGTTATGGAAGAAATAAGAAAAACTGGGTTATTAACAACTTACAATGGTGCGCCAGTTGTAGAACTTCCAAACGAATATGATGTGAATAGATTAAATGGTACAGGTGATAACTTTGAAACTTATTTACCAGAAGGTTTATTGTTTGTAGTTCCACAGGGTCAAGTAGCACCACTTCAAATTTTCAGACGTGGTGGATTAACTTCAATGACTGCACAAGATATAATTTCTGGTACTGAGATAACTAGATTTGATATGGAAATTGGTGCAGATGTTCCTGATAGTCGTGTACATGAAATAGGTCTTTGTGTAGATTCAAGTTTATCTGTACCAACATTATAATAAGCTAAATAGGGGTTGATTATTAACCCCTATTTTTTATTTGATTTTAAAAAGGGAGGTATTATATGAAGAATATTAGTATGGAAGAAAGAGTGTGGGTTGAAAATTTATGTGCCTGGGACTTGTATTTTAAAAGACTTGAAGGTCATGGTGATGTAAGAATTCCAGCTAAAGGTCGCACTAGATTAGAAAGACTTGAAATACAAGCACAGGTTTATAATAAAAACCCATTTTTTGTTGGAGTTGATGAGAAAGGCAGTCATGCTAAAATTTTTATAGATGATAAAGATACTAGAGTTTTGGTAGGATTTGAGTCTGATGATACAAAAGAAGAACAAAATATATTAACTAAAGAGAAGATAGAGAAAATACTTAACTACAAAACTATGGGTACATTTAAGAAATATATTAAAGAAAATGTAGTTACAAACGCAGAAAAGGCTATGTTAATTGATATTGCAAAAAGTATAAAATTAAATGATTATGAAAAAATACAATTCATTGAAGAATATACTGGTTTAAAGTTTGATGAATAAAGGAGGGGTAATTAATGTCGACCCCTTATATATTGATACAAAATAGTTTCCACTCACAATTTCAATCTAAAACAATTTTAGATGCTGACCTTGAAAAACAATTTTTATTATCTGCCATAGGTGATTTTTCTTTAGATTTGTATGAGCTTACATGGGATAGTGTTAATGAAGAAATATTAGAAGATTTAAAACAAACAGAAATAAGTCTATTAGGTAAATTAATGTATAAATACTATCTTTAT